GGTCTGGTGAGCCTATGGACCCTAGAGGTTCCCACTGTACCATCTGATCTTCTAAATCATTAAGTCCCTTGACATGCTTAACTTTCTTCTGTTCGTATAAGGCTGACACAGGCTCTGCCCTTGCCATCTTACCACGACTAGCATGTACTAATTTTATCGGGACGTTTTCATCTTCTGTTTGCAAGGTATGTCGGACCATATCACCACCTTGGTTACGTTCCGCAACAATACGGTCTGCCATGTGGGTGTGATATAGCTCTATGGCTTTTGAAGCCCATTCTTTAGGTGAATACTTACCTGTGTGATCCTCTAAGACGTAAGCTACGCCATCCTCACTAATACCTGCAACGACAATACCTGTCATGTCACTGTCAGTCTTATTAGTAATAGCAGGGTCTACAGATACAACAATACGGGACAAGGCTGGAACCTCATCCCGATCTATCTCGCATTTGTGTAGGAGTTCCCTATTCCATAAAGCACCTGATGCTTCGTCAAGGATCTCTGCATATAATTCTTGCCTACCAAGGCGTGTACCCTCATAAGTCTTCTTGACCGCATCAATAAACGTATCAGCTAAGTTATCTGCGTTATCAAACGTAGAACCCTTAGAAATATGCGTTTTGGGGTCAGAAATAATGTTACGGAGCAGTTTTGTCGTTTTTGGCGTAGTTGTGATAAAAACCTGCGGCTTTCGGCCTAAACGGAGGCCAAACATCATCATATCCCAAGTTTCTTGTGCGTTTCGCCATGCACACAATTCGTCCGTCCAAGCTGAGTAGGCTTGTGGTCCACGTAGGCGTTCTGGGTCCTCTGCGGAGAAGAACACGGCTTTCGATCCGTTTTCCCAAGTTAGCGTGTTGTTCGTGGGGGACCATACAGGGAAACCAATTTGTTTACCACGGTACGTCCTATCACCTTTCCAGCAGACATTAAGTAGCCCACTGTCACCTTCAACCATAACACGCCTAACATCTCCTTTAGTTGGTGCAACACAGTGGACAATCTTATCGCCCTTCTTGATCCTGTGTCGGACCCATTCGGCACCAGCACGGGTTTTACCCCAGCCACGACCAGCAAGTGCAAGCCAAGCATTCCAATCACCTTTAGGTTCTAGTTGTTCGGGCCTAGCCCAAAACTCCCAGTTAAATCTAAGTTCTTCGTTTTTAGCTGGTCCTAAAGACTTTAGTATCTCAGCTACTTCTGAGTCGGGTAACGTTCTCAGATCCTTCGCCGTTATTGGAAGAGTCATCTTTCTTGCCTAACAATGTCATCAAACTGTCAATAGCACTAACGTCTTCATCGGGATCACTACTGCTTTCAACTTCAACATTCGTTTGTGTTGGGGACCAACCACCCTTACTGCGTAAGAATAGCTCTGCTGCCTTAAAGTCACCGTCAAGGGCCTGTTGTATCACGACAGAACCAATCTGACCTACAATCTCTGCTCTCTCTGCTGCTATGTCATCACCATAGAGCTTATAGAAGGTTGCAGATGAGGAGGGTGCTTGTTGATACTTCTGGATAGAAGCCATAATGTCCTTAACAGCGACACCATTCCTGATACCGCTACGGACAGCTTTTGCGATGTTTTCGCTATACTTTATTTTGTCCATTACCACGACACCTAAATAAATATACTGTTGGGGGGTTGTAGGGTACTATAGTATAACTTTAGTTTAAATCTATTTGTATAATGTGAGTAGTTATAACTTTAGTATACTATAGTATAGTACCTCTACACTATAGTATGGTACTTTTTTTAGCCACTGTAAACTTTTATTTTGTCGCAAGCTGGTAACTGGTTGAAAACAAAGGAAAGAAAGTTTAGTAGCTCAGGGACTACCGTGGGAACTAGTGTGACATATATGCAACACCTAAAGTATTTTTTTTTATTTTGGAGATAGGAGTGGATACGCACGGTGGTAAAAACGGGCCAGATTTTTCTGGGGGACCCTATGGGGTGGCCTAAAAATCACAGGTTTGAATAAAAACGCAAGTTTTCCCAAGTTTTTCTTGACACTCGGGGCGGGAGGGGCCAGCCCTTCACACTGTCGGACCATTGCCAAGCATTGGAAAAGCCGTTGTTCAATCTCATATTATCCCCTTGTAAACTATGGAAAAAGGACGGGGCCTAAGCCCCGCCAGTTTGAGCCAACACAAGCCCTTAAACAATAACCGCATTTACACAAGTAACATGGTAAGCAGATACAGCGGCACCGGTGTCAAGCTTGCGGTTCGCTTTGTTACCGGCCACATATTTACACCATGAATTCCACCAATAGGCAGAGCCTTTTTGTTGTGTCATAGCAACATACGCTTGCACCTTGCGACGGGCTGTATCTGGTTTAACCTTGCCAAGCTTCACATGTTTTGCTTCCAGTCCTAAGCGTACAAGGTTATGACTATCAATACACGCCACGTTAAAGCCTAATTGCTGAGCAACAAAAGCCGCCTTGACCATGCCAAGATTAGGGATAGGTAGGAAAAGCTCAATAGCGGCAACGGCTGCATCTTGCGAGCGGGTGCCTAGGGTTTCCTTAATGTGGTTTACCTTGCCCCAAAGATAGGCGTCATGCGCTTGTGTATAGGCGTAACCTTTGCCCTTTTGTCCCCACATAAAGCGGCTGGAAGCGCCGTGCTTGTTGACGTCTGTTATTTGATCCAAGCATGTAGAAAGCCCCGCTTGTATGGTGCAGAGTGTAAAAGTTACAACGGGTAAAACCGACTGCTTGGCTTCACAAATATCTATTATTTGATTTACATGTTTTCTATACATTGTCTCAGTCCCCTAAAATGATAATTGCGGCGCTAATTAAAAAGATAACTTCAAACATTGTTTTGTGTCCTTGTGTTGGTGTGTTGGGGGCTTGTGCCCCCTTTTGTTTATACCCGAAAAACTGCAATTTTGCGAGGGCTAGCGGCTTTGGGTGCGTGATTGCGAAAGCCTTGACCGAGCGGGGCAATCTCACCGTCTCTAATTGCCGCCTGTACAATATAGCGAGCTAGGTCACCATTTTGTCCAGTCATTTGCGCCATTTTTGAGGGGCTAATGATACCATGTGTTGCGATTAATGCGGCTTTGAATTGATTACGTGTCATTTTGATTTATCCTTTTGTGTTGGTGTGTTGGGGCGCTGTGGCCCCTTTTAGGTTTAGATTAAGAACGATTTTATTTCTGACATGATACCGCTTTTCATATCTAAGCAGTCCTCGACTGTCGTGCCGTTGCGGTTTGGTTGACCGTCATCATTCAAGATATCTAACATGATGCTATCCCACGTTGCATAACGGCGCACCAGATTATCAATGTGGTCAAGTTTTTCTTGTGTTACGGTAGCATCTAACATTGTGTTGGTTCCTTTTTTGTTTGTCGTTTCGATATAACTCTTATCGCTGATTCGGGATTAGATGTAAACCCCAAAAATGCAAAAAATGCAGAAAAAGTGAATAAATCTTATAAGCCCTTGATTTCAAACAATTCTTTTTTGATATGGGCAAAAAATCCTTATATACTATAATGAGTGGAACAAAAAAAGAACAAACCGTGAACAAACCATGAACGAACAAAACGTGAACAAAAGGTGAACAAACCATGAACAGAGAACAAATAGGGGGAACGCATGTCCCGTGTACCCTAGGCTGTCAAACCCGTTTCGGCATTCTGGGGCCGTTTCTGGGCCTCTGAGGGGTAACGGCGTGTACTGCATAGCAGGTATGATCCAGACGCATGCCGTACATATTCATAAATTCATATATGTTTGTCCAGACAAATAAGCCATGCAAAAAATGCATAGCAGGTATGCAAAAATAATTGTTGCACCGGTCCGTGGTTCTGCTATGCTGGTCGTAGAGGGTGAAAAGCCCCACATTGCCAACACACCCAAGGGCCAGATTTTTTAAATCGCAGTCGCAAAAGGTGGAAGGATGCGCAATCGAAATTGTGTTGCAAAAATGTCACACTATCCCTTTGAGATATACCAAAAAGTCCTTGACTATCCTTTCGGGTAGGCAATCGGGGCAAAATAGTTCTTGACTATACCAAAGGATATAAAATGACTCAGAATAGTTCTTGACTATACTTTCGGATATAAAACCTATCCTTTCGGATTGTCAAGAGATCATTGGGATATCTCATATGGATAGTGTTGCAAAAATGTCACAGTTGCATAAAAGTCACAGTTGCCAAAATGTCACTGTGGTAAAAAAGTCACTGTGTCATAAAAGTCACTGTTGCAAAAATGTCACAAGGACGAAAATCGGGAAAATCAGACCCCCCACCGTGGGAAATGACCCCCCGTGGAAATTAGCCACCCAAGCAAGGTTTTGCCGATATGCGTTGCCGATCTTGCCTCCCTACCGTGGGAATTAGCCCCCCGTGGAAATTAGTTGGGCAGAGGGTAAAAAAAGTACTTGACCCCCACCGTGGGAAATGATTTAAGGGTGTAAGAAAAGGAGAGACATGATGTCAGGAGCAACAGCAGAAGACTTTAACAAGTGGGAAGCCCACGCAAAGACTTTATCTAAGGAGTCACTAGAGTATGTGATTAGTGATTGTCGTGCAGCTAAAGAGGCAATGAGTGGGTGGAACCCCAATCGTGAGAACTACTACGCTGACCAATCTATGACATATAGCCAAGAGCTAAGGAGAAGAAAATGAGAGTTGAAGTTTACTGGAACCTGCGTAAGAGTTGTTATTCTGTTCGTGATTGTAGTACGGGCCGTGTAGTAGAACACACCAACAGCCTGTGGATCAGAAGACCTGAGTTTGTCGTGCGACAGGCTGGAAGGGAAAAGGTCCTACGTGACAAACAGAAGAATGTACACGCCTTTGTACGGGGCGAATTGGGAGAGGGTACACTGTTCCCAAATAAAGAGGGCAGCATAGCAACTTACAACCCATATAAATATTCTACCTTTGTAGATAAAAAAACTGAAAAAGTGCTTTACAATGCTAAGTATGCTATGTTAGAAACAGTTAATAACAAAGGAGTGATAGAATATGTTTGATAAAAGATCAGGTGGACCATTTGATTGTGGCGTAAGAGACTACTACTATGGACGTAACTCAAACCCACACTTCTACAGAGATGGGTGCAACATGAAAGGAAAGTACACAGAGAACCTGACACAACAGGAAACCAAAGAGTTCCACGCTGGTTGGGATGATGCACAAGAGAGTGGATTTAGAAAGGAGTATGACTAATGACTGTAGATAAATGGGATATTGAAGATGTTGTGCAAGAGTACGACTCTAATCTTAACATCACCCTGACCCAACTTGCCAAAAAGTCTGGTTGGGATTACCAAGATCTTATTGATCTTTTAATGACGGAGCAATAAAATGTATTATGTAGAGGTTGTAGTAAAATATAGAGTTGAAGACAAACAAGCCGCACACGAACCTTACTGGTTAAGAGAGGCGATAGAGGCTTACCTTGAGGGTGAGGAAGAAGTAGTATCAGTAAGCAAACCAACAGTGATAAACGAAGGTTGATAATGGAGAATAAATTGCATAGTACATACACAATAGCAGCCGTACCTAACACAAAGAAGAAGGGACGCATTGGTCCAGTGGCACCCATACCTACTGCCAGCCCATATACCCTAGATGATGCTAAGGTGTTGGCAGATATGTGGACCCGTAAACACTTTGATTTGATTAACAGTTGGGGGTTCAGTCATTTTGTCGCATTCAACCTTGAAGCTTTGACTATGGACCCACCTCCTTGGTATCTGGACCGTGACGATGACTAGGATACCGACAAAGGGTGGAGATGAGTTTGAGGCTTTCAGTAAGTACAGGAAGTATCTCAGGTGGAAACGTGGTGATCTAAAGAAGATCAAACGGGCTTACAATAAACGCCTGCGCAAGTATCTGAGGTTAAAGCATGATTGAGTGTTTGATTGCAGTAGTATTCTTTGAGGCTAGAGATCAGCCCGTACAGGGCCAGTTTGCAGTCGCAGAGGTGGTAATGAACAGGGTAGAGAGTGACCGCTGGCCTAATGGGATATGTGAGGTAGTATTCCAGAACAAGCAGTTCTCTTTCACCCATGATGGTAAATCAGACAACCCTCTAAAGTACCTGCATAATGATATAGAAAAAAGAGCGTATTTAATTGCAAAAAGTGTTGCCAGAGGGGTTGTAATCGGTGAAAAGATAGGTATATCTAGTACACACTATCATAGAACGGACGTAAGCCCATACTGGGCAAAACATTACAGGAAGGACGGACAAGTTGGAGAACACATATTCTATACCGCAGTGGATGGAAAATGAGCTAGGGCTGCTTATGCCTAGCCAGATGGAAATATTGGAAGAGGTTATGGAAGGACCCTATGACCGTGAATACTACCAACAGGTATTCAGCAAGGGCTACTTCAATGACCCCCGTGACGAAAATGGAGAGGTGCCTTACTAATGGATTATGTACTGTTTAAAGATGGACAAGAGTTTGAGGTGTTCGATAATATGGAGAATGCCATAGAAGAGGCTACCCGCTGTTTAGACGATGACTTAGCAGAGGTGTACTCATATTTAGGTGACAAAGAAGTAGAGAAAGTTTACTAATGAAACGGAAGCGCAACCCTATGGCTAGGGATCTGTTACAGCCCAAGTACAGACCTAGGGTTGTGCCAGACAAGAAGAAACCTAAACCCCAGAGAAAACGCAAGCATAAAGGAAAATTAGATGCACAGTGAAATAGAAGTAGAGATGAATGGCTACATGGGAACTGACTTGATTGTATGTAATGCCGCCCGTGTGTCATTCAATAAAGAGACTGAGTGGGAATATGCTGACCCCTTTGGACCGCCAAACCTAAAAGAGAAGGATAGTAAACTAATCAAGTACCTAGCCAAGCACAAACACATGTCACCATTCGGACATTGCTTTGTGTCTTTTACAGTCAAGGCTCCTATCTTTGTTGCCCGTCAGTTGGTTAAGCATAAGTTCCTACGTTGGAATGAGGTAAGCCGTAGGTATGTTGACAGTGACCCTGAGTTCTATGAACCCATTTGGCGCAGCCGTGCAGATAATGTAAAGCAAGGGTCAGGTGGCCCAGTGGAAATTAGTCTGGATGCAGAGATGTTGTATCACGCTACGATGCGCAATGCCCTGTCTACCTATGACAGTCTGCTAGAAGATGGTGTAGCCCCTGAGATGGCCCGTATGGTATTACCGCAAAACATGATGACTGAGTGGTGGTGGTCAGGTAGCCTAGATGCTTGGGCAGACATGTGCAAGCTACGTTGCTCTAGTGACACACAGGCTGAGACAAGAGAGGTAGCCAGTCAGATTAGTGTCAAGATGTGGGAGTTATTCCCTGAGTCTTGGGAAGCGTTGAGGGCTAATTAGTGACCATAGGGGAGTTTATACCCTACATCATAGCCCAATCTGTCGTGCTAGGTAGTATAGCGTTTATACCGTGTTGGGTAATATTCTTAATAGTAATGCAAATAAGGAAAAGTAATGCAAGGAAACATAAATGAACTATGATATGACAAACGAAGAGATGGCACACTACTTTGCTGCTAGGTATGGCAACCCTGAGAAGTACGAAGATTTGTACCAAGAGGCTTGGGTAGCCATCCTAGAGGCAGAGGGCAAGGGCTTAGATAGAAAGGGTGTGTACTGGCATGTGAAGCCCCATGTGAGCCGATATTATAACTACCGTGACCGTGTAGTGCCACTACCACCCAGAGGCGGCTCTAAGAGCTTGCTAGAGGGCCATGAGATTGAATACGACATCAAGGATTATATGTCTATCTCACCAGACCATGCGGAAGCCTACGAACTAAAAAGGGAAGTAGATTTTATGCTAAAAAACATGGCAGAGGGGCTTGCATGTCAAGACAGACAAGTGCTAGAAGATATACACTACAAAGGCAAGAGCTACAGAGATTTGGCAAAAGAACGTGGTTACAGTCACGTATGGTGGCAAAAATATCACACTCAGCTTTTAAATAAGCTAAAAAGTTTACAGGACCCAAATTAAGTACCATATATAAAAGTAACCCCTTTACTACTACTACAAAAGGAAAACTAAAGTATGTCAGAGAAAGCACATCAACCATGTCCATATGTAGATTGTGGATCGTCAGATGCCTTTAGTTATAATACTAATGGTTATGGGCGTTGTCATAGTTGTGAAAGGGGATACCCGTCAAAAGATGCTATGCAACCTTGGGCAAAGGAGAGATACCCCACCGTGGAAAAAGATGGATATAATGATCTTAGGTCTATGTTGTCTAATACAGCTACCCCTGTAGTGGAAACTAAAGGCACGTTTAAAGAGATGCGAGGCATTCAGTCACGCACAATGGAAGAGTACGGTGTGTACACCTTCAACGACACACAAGAATACATCTACCCCTCTGGGGGAAAGAAAGTCAGAGTAGTATCTGACAAGAAGTTCTTTACTAAGGATGGCTTCAAGGGTGACGAACTGTTTGGTATGAACCTGTTTCCAGCAGGTAGTAGTAAATTTGTCACAATCACTGAGGGTGAGCTAGATGCCATGTCAGTGTGGCAGATGATTAAATCTCAGTACACTACTCCTGTCGTGTCTCTACCATCAGCAACCCCGTCAAAGAAGCTGTGGGAGAATTGCAAAGAGTGGTTAGACAGCTTTGAGAAGATTATTCTGTCTGTCGATACAGATGACGCTGGCAACGCTATAGCTGACCGTATGGCTCGCTTGTTTCCTAACAAGGTCTACCGTGTAGATCATGGCAAATACAAGGACGCAAACGATTTCCTACAGGCTGGGGCAGCACAACAGTTTAAGAACGTCTGGTGGAAGCCTATCAAGCACACACCAGAGAATGTTATCAATACTGCTGACCAGTTTCTAAAGATGTATGACGAAACACCAGAGCATGTCTACGTGCCTACAGGCATACAGGCACTGGATGACAAGATCTTAGGGCTTATGCAGGGTCACTTTACTATGTTCAAGGCCCCCACAGGAATTGGTAAGACTGAGCTTATGCGTTACCTAGAGTATCAGATGCTACAGAGAAATATTCCTATTGCTACTTGGCACCTAGAGGAAACAAAGTTGCGTTCACTCTTAGGTCTTGCGTCCTATGAGATGAATGACAATGTAACAAGGCGTGACCTTATCGAAGAGAAGGGAGTAGACGCAGAGGTACGTGGTGCCATTGTAAAGCTAACCAAGGATGAAAACCTGTATCAATTCTATTTACAGGACGGACAGGGTGCCGACGAATTATGCGATCAGATACGCTTTTTCAGTCAGGCATGTGATTGCAAGTTTGTCTTTTTCGAGCCAATTCAAGATGTTATCAGTGGTTCGAGTGAGGACAGCAAGGAGCAGCAGCTTGCAGACCTGTCCGTCCGTCTGTCAAAGTTGGCAGCGGAGCTTAACATTGGTATTGTGTCAATCGGTCACACCAACGAAAACGGTGATTTTAAGTATTGTAAGATGATTGGTCAACGTGCTAGTGTTATCATAGATTTGTACCGTGACAAGGAGTCAGAAGATTTGGAAGAGAGAAACACAACGTATCTCAAGATTGAAAAGAACCGCCCATCATCAGAAGAGGGATCAGCAGGGCGCATGAGGTTCAACTACGATACATTTACATTGAGGGAGATCCTGTAGTGGAATATGACCTGTTTGGGAACCCTATAACAGCCATACGGAGTGATGGTCTTGGTAAAGAGTGCATAGTGTGTGGTGAGTACAAATTCAAAGAAGAGTTTGATATCCACACTGGACACAAAGATAATAGAGATGGCAGATGTAGGGCTTGCAAACGGGTGCAAGTTCAAATAAGAAACGCAATAAGGAAAGGCGCACCACCAAAACCTGATGCTTGTGATTGTTGCGGTAAGGTGTATGAACCTAGGCTAATAGTGTTAGACCATGACCACGACACTAATGAGTTTAGGGGATGGATATGTCACTACTGTAATGCTGGTATAGGTCAGCTTGGTGACACAATAGAGGGGCTTGAGAAAGCCATGACGTATATGAGGAAACATTATGACAGTATTTGATATAGAAACAGATGGACTAAACCCAACAAAGATACACGTAATATCTTGGATGGATGACAATGGTGTGGTTCAGTATACACACGACTATATAGCTATGCGTATCTTGCTTGAGGAAGCGTCTATCCTGATTGGTCATAACATTGTGCGGTATGATATCCCCGCAGTGGAAAAGATCTTGGGTGTACAGATTAGTGCAAAGCTGGTAGACACTCTGGCTCTGTCTTGGTATCTCAACTTTGACCGTGGCTCACATGGCCTTGAGGGTTACGGAGAGGACTATGGAGTGCCTAAGCCTAAGATCACTGACTGGTCAACCCTGACGCCAGAAGAGTACGCTCACAGGTGCAATGAGGATGTCAAGATCAACGCTAGACTATGGCGTGACCTAGAGCTAAAACTAAAACGTCTATACCCTAACGAAGATGACAAGTGGCGTCTGATTGACTATCTCACATTCAAGTTACAATGTGCGGCAGAACAAGAGGCCCTGCAATGGAAACTAGACGTAGAGAAAGCCAAAGGTCATGTGGCAGAGTGGGAACAGTCTAAGCTAGAGAAGACAGAAGCTCTGGCAGATGTTATGCCACCAGTACAGAAGTATGTCATGCGTAACAGGCCAAAGGTTTACTTCAAGGCTGACGGTAGTATGTCTGCTAATGGGGCTAAGTGGGAACAGTTGTGTAAAGACCACAAGGCACCTACCACTACTCAAAGCCTAAAGGTTAAGGTGGGCGAAGATCGTGCCAACCCTAGCTCAGTGCAGCAGGTAAAAGAGTGGTTATTCATGCTGGGATGGAAACCTAGAACATTTAAGTATATAAGGGAAGATGATGGCTCCACAAGGAAACTGGAACAAATACGGAAAGACGGAGAACTCTGTGAGTCCGTTAGAGAGTTGGCTGCTATCGAACCAGCTATTAGCTTGCTTGATGGCCTTACTGTTCTTAGCCATCGTATATCTGTCCTTAAAGGGATGGTTGACTCAGAGCATGATGGATACGTGCAAGCAAGTGTTGCAGGGTTCACTAACACTCTCAGGTTCCGACATGCAAGACCTCTTGTCAACTTGCCATCAGTGGATAAGCCCTACGGAGAAGAGATAAGAGGGTGCCTAACTGCACCAGATGGATACACCCTATGTGGGGCAGATATGACTAGCTTAGAGGACACTACAAAGCGTCACTACATGAAGCCACTAGACCCAGATTACGTTGCAGAAATGTCTAAGGATGGGTTTGACCCTCACCTTGACCTTGCCAAACATGCTGGTGTTGTAACACAAGAGGATATAGATAAACACAACACAGGAGAGCGTAGCCTAAAGTCCCTGCGTAAGAACTACAAGGTGGTCAACTACAGTGCTACATACGGCGTAGGTAAGCATACCCTATCCAGAAACACAGGCATGTCTGAGGACGAAGCACAGACGCTCCTAGACGCCTTCTGGTCACGTAACTGGTCTGTGGAGAAGGTGAGTAAAGATGCTAGAACTAGAACTCTGGGTGGGCATACTTGGCTGTACAATCCTGTTAGTAGGTTCTGGTATTCGTTAAGGTCAGATAAGGATAGGTTCAGTACCCTAAATCAAGGCACAGGTGTATTTTGTTTTGATAGTTGGGTTCAATATTGTCGTGGTTTCTTACTAAAGACTATCGGTCAATTCCACGACGAAATTATCGTACTAGTACCAGAAGGAGAAGAGCAAAACACTGAAAATAAAATGAAAACTGCCATAGAACTTCTTAATGAAGAACTACAACTAAACGTACATCTAGGGATAGAAGCACAATTCGGAAGTACATACGCAGATATCCATTAGAAAAAAAGTTACTAATTTAGTTTACAGTAGCGAAAAAAAGTACCATACATATATACCAGTCACAGAAAGGACTATACATAATGGCAAAATATACACTCGACATGGTTCTGGAATATGCCAAAGTTTTTCCAGAGAACGCAGATATGGGCAACCCTGATGGACCTGCGTGGCAAAAAGCCATTGCTGACAAAGGTGGTCAGTATGTGGTAAATGCTTTCTTCACAGACGAAGAGCAAATCAACCGACTTATGGCAGATGGCTTCAAGGCTACCGTCATGGGAAATAACCGTATCCAAGAAGGTAAGGGTGAGTACGGTATCAACAAATACATGAAGATCAAACGTGGTGTCTCTGATGACATAAGGGATTGGATTGACCCTATGACGAAACAGCCTATCAATCTTGGTGGACCTGTTAAGGTTGTAGACTTACGACAAGGCCGTGAAAACGTCAAAAGGTGGCAGTTTGCGACCGATGGTGAGTTAGGCAACGGTACTAAGGCAAAGGTTCAGTTTGAAACCTACGCTGATGGTAACGGTGTCCGACTAAATGGCATTGCTGTAACTGAATTAGTAGAACGTACCAGTGAGCCTACGGAAGATGACCAGATCTTTATGGTGGCATAATGAGAGCCAGCGTAAGTTTTTACTTCGATAAAGAAGATGATGGTTACGAAGGTTCAGTAGACCTATCCCGTGATGAAGTAGAAGACCTAGATACTATGCTATACTTCCTGACCGAAGCTATTAGAGCATCTGGGTTCAACTACGTTACAGCATTGGGCGCTCACAAAGAAGGCGGCGATATCGTCTGGTCTGAGTCATAATGGACTATGGCAAGGCGCTGATAGACGGTGACGTATTCGCCTATCGTGCGGCCTTTGCTACCCAAGGTGGTTCTGAAACAGATGCCCGTGTTAAGATTGATAACCTACTACAGAACAGCATAGAGTTTGTATGTGATTGGCTGTATGACAGCGCAGACTATGAAATCTACCTGACCTGTAGTGGTTATCAGTTTAGGCACGACATTGCTAAGTCACATGTGTACAAGGGAAATAGGAAAGGTAAACCAAAGCCTACACACCTGTCGTACATACGTGACTATATGATATCAGACTGGAAAGCTATTACCAGTGTGGAACAAGAAGCGGATGACTGTCTAGCTATACAAGCAACAGAATTAGATTATGATTGTACCATTGTATCAGTTGACAAGGATATGCTACAAGTACCGTGCTGGCACTACAATCCAGTAAAAGGTAGTATGGTAAGAGTGCAACCCTTTGAGGGAACTAAGTTCTTCTATACTCAAGTACTTACTGGTGACAGTGCTGATAACATACATGGCTTATACAAAGTTGGACCTAAGAAGGCAGACAAGATCTTAGACGGTGCTGCCACAGAGGAAGAGCTTTGGGAAGCTGTAGTTAAGGCTTACGAGGGTGACGTAGATCGTGTAATAGAAAATGCTAGGCTTCTTTGGCTTAGACGATATGAGGGAGAAATATGGCAACCACCAGACAGGCAATAAAACATGGCTGGCGTTCTGGTTTGGAAGAGAGGGTAGCTAAGGAGCTATCGGAGTCTGGGATCAAGTATGAGTACGAAAGTATGAAGATCAAGTATGATGTTAGTGAGACACGTACTTATACCCCAGACTTTATTCTCCCCAATGGGATTATCGTCGAGACAAAAGGTAGGTTTGTTGCAGCAGACAGAAAGAAGCACTTACTAATACAGAAGCAGTTTGACTACTTTGACATTAGGTTTGTGTTTCAGAATGCTAGAGCTAAGTTATTCAAGGGGGCTAAGTCAACATACTCTCAGTGGTGTGATAAGCATGGTTTCCTATGGGCGCAAGGCTCTATACCAGAGGAATGGCTATGATGATAGGCGAGTACATACAAGTGTACGATGTAATTGACGAAGAAGACGATTTAGAGAAACTAAGAAACATGGCAAAGTACCTACTAGTAGGGCGAGCCTTAAATGATAGAAATGTGTCAGAGGATGAAGCTATAGCATTAGCTGAGTATTCTTCCGTTGACATGGGAATGGCAGAGGAGATGACTATACATTGATGTATTCAGCTAAGGACATGAAAGATATGATTGACATGTACTCACAGTTTGTAGAGGACAAGATGCTTACCAAGGGGCGTGAGCGGTTAATTGAGAATGCACTAGGTCTTACTGGCGAAGCTGGTGAGGTATCAGAGAAGATCAAGAAATTGTTTCGTGATAAGCGAATTGATGACGATGCGGTCTTGAAAGAGCTAGGAGATGTACTATTTTATACGGTAGCACTATCCAACATCTTTGGTGGCAGTTTGATTAAGATTATCGAATTGAACATGGAGAAGTTGAATAGTCGTGTAAAGAATGGTACACTACAAGGATCAGGAGATAATCGGTGAGTAAGAAGAAATCAGGCATGTCGTGGTTCTGGCGTTACATGAACTACCTTGCGACATGGCGAAGTCACCGAATAGCAATTAAACAGCTAAACCAGTTGACCGACAAAGAGCTATATGATATTGGAATAGCTAGGTCAGACATTGATCGAATGGTCTGGTTAGAAGAAGATAAAACTATGAGAGCGAGAGGAAAAGAACAAGAATGAACAATATGCTCCCCACCCCATACCAAAACTTTATTGCACTTTCACGTTATGCACGTTGGAAGGGTGATGCAAGAGAAACATGGTCAGAAACCGTAAGCCGTTACATAGACAGTGTGGTCAAGCCGAAAGCTGGTGATGACACGTACATCAAGAACATAGAACAGGCTATCTTAAACTTAGAGGTAATGCCTTCTATGAGAGCTATGATGACTGCTGGCAAGGCTTTAGAGCGTGACAATACAGCAGGGTATAATTGTTCTTACCTGCCTGTAGATGACCCTAAGAGCTTCGATGAAGCTATGTTTATTCTCTTGTGTGGTACAGGGGTGGGGTTCAGTGTTGAACGTCAGTTCATTTCTAAACTCCCAGAGGTTCCTGAGTTATTTGTTAGCGACACAATCATTCACGTTAAGGATAGTAAAGAGGGCTGGGCCAAAGGCTTCCGTCAACTACTAGCCTTGCTATGGGCAGGGGAAATCCCTAAGTGGGATGTCTCTAAGATCCGACCTGCTGGTGCAAGACTAAAAACATTTGGTGGTAGAGCTAGTGGTCCAGCGCCTCTGGTTGAGCTATTCAACTTTGCTGTACAGACATTTAAAGCTGCACAAGGACGTAAGCTGTCTAGTATTGAGTGCCATGATCTTATGTGCTTCATTGGTCAGATTGTTGTAGTAGGTGGTGTTCGTCGTAGTGCTATGATTAGTTTGTCTAACCTGTCTGATGACCGTATGCGTCATGCTAAGTCAGGACAGTGGTGGGAAACTGCTGGTCATCGTGCCTTAGCTAACAACAGTGTAAGCTACACAGAGAAGCCTGACATGGAGACATTCATGCGTGAGTGGACTGCCCTTGTGGAATCTAAGTCTGGTGAACGTGGTGTGTTTAATCGACAAGCAAGTAAGATACAAGCAGCTAAGAATGGACGTAGGGATGCAAATTATGAGTTTGGAACTAACCCGTGCAGCGAAATAATTTTGCGCCCAAATCAGTTTTGCAACTTAACGGAGGTAGTTGTACGTGCTACAGACACTATTGAGGATCTTGAGCGTAAGGTCCGTATGGCAACAATTCTGGGGACTATACAGTCAACCTTTACAAAGTTCCCCTACTTGCGAAAGGTGTGGACTACCAACACAGAAGAGGAGCGGTTGCTTGGTGTGTCACTCACAGGGATAATGGACAATGTTCTTATGACAAGTAAGAATGCTGGCCTAGCTAAAACCTTAGAGCATCTAAAGAGTGTTGCAGTTGAGACAAACAAGGAATGGGCAGAACGCCTTGGTATTCCTGTAGCGGCTGCTATTACGTGCGTGAAACCATCGGGTACAGTTTCTCAGTTGGTAGATAGCGCTAGTGGTATTCATGCCCGTCACAGTCCATACTACATCCGTACAGTACGTGGTGACAACAAAGATCCACTTACTAACTTCCTAAAGGATCAGGGAGTTCCTAGTGAACCTTGTGCAATGAAGCCTGACACGACTACTGTGTTTAGCTTCCCTGTGCAGTCACCTTCTGGGTCTATTACACGTAATGACATGACAGCTATTGAACAGCTAGAAATGTGGCTTATGTACCAAAGACATTGGTGTGAGCATAAACCAAGCGTGACTATCTCAGTGCGGGATAGTGAGTGGATGGAAGTAGGTGCATTTGTGTATAAGTACTTTGATGAGATGAGTGGTGTATCTTTCTTGCCACACTCAGATCACACGTACCAACAGGCACCATACCAAGAGGTAGATAAGACTGATCCAGAGTATGATGTAGATGGTAACATATCTTTGCACAGTTATGAGTCTTTATCTAATATCATGCCGACAGACATTGACTGGACAAAGTTGTCAGACTACGAAAAAGAAGACAACACCTCTGGTATGCAGACAATGGCATGTACTGGTGATGTATGTGAGATGGTGGACATCACATGACAGTAAGAAAGAAGTTTAGCAGGGCTTTGTACGAAGCCTATGATGGTCCTGCAAAAGAAGCACTTGTGTCCCTGCTGGAAAGCAGGGGCCACACTATAGTAAATACAGAAGAGAACTACTACGTTGATGTCGTTTCTCAGAAGGGTGGCTACACCTATTTTAATGAGGCAGAGGTTAAGGTAGCTTGGGATGGGGACTGGCCTGTTACTTGGAAGGATATACGCATTCCTGAGAGGAAACAGAGGCTGTTAGACAAGCATGGGTCTGAGAACGGCGTACTAAACTTCTACGTCTTCCGTAAAGACATGAAGCAAGCATGGCGTATCAAGGACACACTGCTTACCAAGGAAAGTTTAGGTGGAGCTAAGGGAAGATACATACGGAAGAATGAGTTGTTTTTTCATATACCATACACATCAGCGGAGCTAGTAAAGACCGACTGACAGAAACAGGAGAAACCTATGTGGGTTCTAGTAGTAATTCTAATGCACGAAGGGAATATCAAGGTAAACTCTTTTAATGGAGTATTTATAGAGAGGGCATCTTGTGTCCAACTTGGTAGTAGAATGGAAAAAGAATTGATGAAAACTAGGCCCACACCCGAATCTATTGCAAAAAGCTATTGCTTTCAGATTCCAGAGCGAGTATAATACGGTTTATGAAAGGAGAGCTATATGGCTAAGTGGGATTTAAGTAAGCTAAATCAGGTAGGGCATGACCCTGTTGAGAAGCCTGTACACTACAACCAAGCAGGTATAGAGTGTATTGACGCTATAGAGGCTATGACAGAAAATATGTCAGGCAGTATAGCACCACACGCAGCTAATGTGTTGAAATACATGTGGCGTTGTGAATACAAGAATGGACTAGAGGATATCGACAAAGCAATATGGTATCTTAACAGACTACGCAAACGATGGACGGAGACACATAAATAATGGAAGTAACCCTTTTTGAAGGCATTATACTCATAAACCTAGTTATATCAGCAGGGTTGGCATACAAGTTTGGACAGATCAAAGGAGAGATAGACACTCTGTACGAAGGTCTGGCTATGGTTATGACACACCTTGAACTAACACCACCAGATGCTACACCACCAAAAGAATAAAAAAAGCCCCCCTAGGAATTAACCTAGGGGGGTTCTTTAGTTTTATAAGGTAGTCTTTTTATTATTACTTGCCGAAGAATTTAGATACTGACCTAATTCCTATGGATGCTGATACGATACCGCCAAGGCTATATTGATACCACGCTGGCATAGTGTCCAAAGCGGCAAATCCAGCTTGCACTATAGCATTGCCCCAATCACCACAAAACGCTAAAATCAGGGGAATACTGAAAAGTAGGGTTATCCACTCATCTTTCCAGCTATTCTGTGTAGCCTGTATAGCAGCTAGATCCCAATCTATCTCACCTGTAAGCTGTTTCTTCTTAATCTCAGCCTCAGTTAGTTTGATCTGGGTTTTACTGTCAATCACGCTTGTCGCTAAACCAACAACGCTACCTACTATTTGACCAATCATTTCTCATTACCCAACCAAACGGCGAAAGCTCCTGTTAAAGCTCCCGTTACGGTTGCAGTGAGTGCAGTTGCTTGTGATGTCATTGCCTCTGGTGGTAGCGACATAAACCATTCGATTACTCTAATATACATGCCAGTCATAACTAACATCATCAATCGTGGTAGTAATTTCCACGCTAAAATACGTTCCATTGCTACTGTCATTTTATACCTCTACGTCTAGTATTTTGCCTACTTCTATTGGAGCTACAATCCTACCATTCGGGCTGTAAGCCAACTCAGCCATACTTCTTTGTCTATTTTGCAGTTCTTCTGCCTTCTCTTGCCAGTACTTGTCAAGCCTTATGGTAACTTCACTGCGTGTAGCTGGCTCCACAACCCTTGGTTTATCAGCCTCAGTCTTAACTGGCGCAGGGGCTGGTGGGGTTATTGTGGTGGCTATGAACTCTGGTATTTGGTACATTTGAAATGGGAAAGTTCCCTTAGCTTCTAAGCCCATTATAGCATTCCCTTTGATGACATTACAATAAGTACAGCTATACCAGTTATAATAGACAACACAGTTACTGTACCTCCGATAACAACTACCTTCTCTACTATCTCTTGCTTACGAAGTTTAGCAGCAGCTTCTCTCTCTTTACGTTCTCTTCGTGTTCTAGCCCTTATCTCTTGTAGCTCACCCCAAGCGGAGTAACCTCTGGTGGCTATGACGATAGCTCTCAGTTCTTCCTCTGCATCCTTTGCTTTCTGCAACTGTACAAAAGTCTCCATACTGTTTTCATCGTCACCTGAGAATATACTACCCTTCTTTTTGTTGTGATTATTGCGAAGTTCATCAACTCCATCAAAGAACTCACCAATCTGCTTAGTGACTGACACAAGCTCCTTACCTGCACTCACAGCCGTTTTAACAGCCGCCAGAGCAGTAAATGGATCTACCATTCACCCATACCCCCTTAGTGGAAATTAGTCTATAGCCATCTTCTCTACGGCTTCTCTGATGGCTTTTATATTTTCGTCTATTCGGGCAATAGCTATAGCTTGTGCTTGGCTGGAATCTTCTAACCTACCAATACGTTGTTGGGTTTCTATAATCTTCTCTCTGTTACTTTCTATGTCAGACATCATCATAGATACTGTCCACACGATTGCTGCACCTTGAGTGACTAACCCTATTACAAGGCCAATGGGGAACCTGTCAGACATCACGGGTCAGGGTATTCGTCAGAGTTAAGTTCAAAGTGTGGTAAGTCATAAAAACTACCGTCATAAGCATCAACTAACTCTTCTGCACTACCTTCCCATTCTCTCAGGTCACGTACTCTCCAATTACCACCCCAACGTAGAGGTATGTCCAAATCTTTACAGGCTTGTATTACTGCGTCACCTACAGGATAAAAATCTTCAAACTCCCACGACACAGGATAAGGTACTAGATCAATAGCAAAACCATGAATGTGTCGAGATTTAAGTGTCTTAGACTTGCCGTTTTTTACTAATTCTTTTTGTCTATCTAAAGACCTTAAACCTTCAATTATTGTAAAGTCTCTAGTAGAAACTGATAAAGCATGTTTCATTACATCTATCATGTTATGATTAACACCAGACAACTTCTGTAAACTTCTTTTTCCAAACTTATACTCAGGCATTGCCTATTCTCCTTAACATATTAAACCTACACTAACACCTAGTCGTACCAAACTCCACAAACCCTAACAGACTGGCCTGTTAATAGAACATCTACACCTGTAGTTTTGTGGGCTGTATACATATAAGTGTAGTATAGGTTTGTAGCGAAACCCATTTGCGTAGAATTACCCCAAACAGTTAAATGTCTATCGTCTTCATCTCTCTCATAAATATTGCCAATTTTAATACAGTCACCAACCGCATAACCATTCTGTGCAACAGTAATAATTACTTCCCCCCAAACAAAATCTGGCCTAGAGGACTGACCGTGATTGGCTACGTGATACTTGGCAGTAGTGGCAGTCGATGTAGCTCCTCGCACGATAGTAACTTTATGCTGATCTATTGCAGCTTTTACTTTAGCTGGTGATACGAGGCTCTCAGTTGTACCTGTACCTGTTGTCCATGTGGACGTAGCTTGATCTCCCAGCACACCTATTTGAGTACCAGATGTATTTACAACTTGTGTGTTATCAAGTATTTCCCAGTTAGCCCCATCTAAGTAAGCTACACTAATCCAAGCATTGTCAGACTCATTTCTGATTTTTAGTAAGTTTGTGTCATTCTCATACCACCACATGTTAGCGTAGGTGGTAGAAGGTGCCGAATTGCCACTATTGTTAGACGCCAGAGCCTGTAACGCACTGTTTATGTCGGTCCTTGCGTTAGAGGCTGTTTGGTTGGCTATTGAAAAGTCATGTTGTGACATTAATTAATACTCCACTGTGGCACTTAGTGCCGTTATGTTCGGGGTTACGTTTACACCAGTATTAGATAAGATTGCTCTGAATTGTACATACCTTCCAGTTACCTCACCAGTAGCAGTAACATAAGATGCACTAGATAAACCACCAGTAGTTGTAGCAGACCTAGCTTGAATTAATACTGCAAAGTCATTAAAGTTTGCTGTTTCGTTTGTCCAAGTATCCCAATTATCAGGCCAAGTATCCCAGTTGTTAGGTATATCATCCCAGTTTACTTGACCACCACTTGCATTAGCATGTTTTCTGGTAAATGTAACTGCACTAGACAGCCTTATGGTACGACTAGTTCCTACATCAAAGTAACCTGCGCCATTATGGTCAAAATTATAAGTCCCAGTTGCACCGTAAGATGAGGAATCCGTCATAAACAGGTTTCCAGAGGAAACTGTAAGATTTGTCTTACTTCCGCTAAACCCTGTGCTTTCAGTATGGGTGTCACTTTGACCTAATGCTGGCAACTCACTTGATAAAATAGTTGTAGTTGCAGCAGTTGTACTCTCATTACCAGTTTTATCTACAGAGGATACAAAGTATTTTCCAGCCAGTGCTGGTGCAGTAACAGACGTTGCAGGTCTGGCTATTCTGTCTACTTGTACTATATTAGACGCATCCTTAAAATTAGCACCTGTAGTTGAAGAGTAGTACAACTTATAGTGAGATAAATCTAAATCAGAAACGGGAGGCCAACTAAAGAAACTTGTACCACCAGATAATTGATGAGACAAGGAGCTAGGAGAGGATGGGGGTGTAGTATCTGCTGTTACGTTAAAGGTAGTAGATATAGTATCTCCTTTAAAGCCAAGTCCGTTTACAGGTGTTACTGAAACAGTGTAGTTTATTGGGCCTTCATTAATTTGAGGTGCGTCTACACCAACAATTTCAAACCTACCAGCATTGTCGCCTTCATCTACTAAAATTGTTTGACCTACTGATTTAAACTCAAGGTCACTAGTCTTTCTGTATTTTAGTATTACAGAGTCAATCCTATCAATATCATTACTGGTAATTGACACAATCAACGCATTAACTACATTTTCGTTTACTTCTCTATACTCTTGAGAAACTGTAACACCAATAGTAGGTACTTCATAGTATTTTAAAAGGGTACTATTATTTGAAATTATAGTTTGTTCATCACTTAAATCAAATCCAAAGGCTGCTTGACTGCTTTCCCGAAGAGATAAATTTACTCTAATATCTCCGTCTGCATCAGGATTAAGTCTCCAACCTATAACCTCAAAGGTTTTTTCAGAACCAGTAGACCAACCGTATCTATCATTACGGAACTTTATAAAGTCTCCTACCTCAATGTCTAAGGCTTCTAGTCCAAAGTCGGCTGACAAAGAAATTTGCTCTCTGTTACGATAAAGCATTTGTTTTGCTAGTCTTTGCGCAGCTAAAACATTTGTAGTGTAAGGCAACGGTAAGTCCATTGTTGCTTCTACATTATTGTCATCAGCCAAAAATACCGAAGACTCTATTGCTGGATAATCTGCACTGACCCAATCATTGTCCTTGTCAATAAAAGTACCAGAAACTCTGTTAAAGTTATCTCTCATAGATGCTTTAGTATTCAAAGTTATAGGACCACGTAAATCATCCATAGTTAAGGTTTTTGTAGGGGTAATGAAATCACCAGCATATAGCTTCCAGTAACCACCGCCCCAGAATAAAGACCCACCACAAGCAGCCACTAGCTGTGTTAATACGTCACCAACATTCTGACTTAAATCTACAACACCATTAACTTGATATTGCTCAGACCCGTCAGATAAAACATCTGTCTCTGCGCAAATATCAGCCGCAGCCTCAAATGTTGCATAGTCAATTTGATCGTCGTTAAGGCCGTATTCACTTGTCAGAAAATCTCTGATAACCCAAGCTGTGTTTGTTGTATATACAGCAGACTGCTCTGTGCCACTAGATGTCTTTACAATCTTCTTGCCTTTAACTTTAGCGGTAACTGTTGGTAGTCCACCAACAAAGGCATCTTGATTGTACTCAAACCTACAATATAAATAGGCAATATTCTTACCTACAAAATCACTTGTGGCAGAGGTTTCTGCGATAAGTGAGTTAGCCAAGTTATTGCTAGAGTTTGCAAAAGCACTTGTCGCACTAGTTTGATTTCCAGTATGCTTATACACCGTTGCTACATAGTGATTAGTGATTGTTTCTACGACAGGCGCATCTTCGTCTGCCTTAGTCCTTGTTGTAGTAGTGTAGGTATAACGTGAATCAGTAACAATTGGACCTGACATACTTACTACTTCATCATTAAAGTATATGTCACCAATCTCTTCAACTTCATGCCCAGCCAAAACAATAATCTGATGTAGTATCTTATTCTCTGTTCCACCCGTACTCTCAAGAAAAGTAATAGTGCCGCCCTTACGAACTTGACCATACACTAATTCTGATGAGGTTGTAGCTCCTTTAGCGTTAGTAAGCAGACCATTGCTTCCAGCCGCACTACCCATGTCTGGCTTTGGGGATAAAGCAGATAACAATGCAGAAGTAACAAGTGTAGTAGCAATATACCCTACAGCGTAATAGGTTAGGTAAGTTGTCATGGTCATTGCTGCTACAGCACTTGCAGAAACCCCTGCACCAGTGATAATATAAGCACCAACAGTTACAGGATCACGGGGTACTCTATCCCAATCGTTCCAGTTCTTTATAGTGTAGTCACCTAGTTTGTATTTAGACATCTGGCACCCAACAACTTTCTATATCTTCTAAGTGTAATTTTATAAGACCATCTTTACTTAGGAACACACAACGTGACCCCAAGGATATGCCCATAGCATAGCCTGTCATCCACCTTTGACATTTCTTTGTTGTCACTAAGCTACCAAAGATAGGTCTGTCACAAGGTCTAAGTCTGGAAATCAAGGCTTCATTTAGAAGAGAAAACTTAAATGTTTCTTTTAACTTCTTACGGCTCATTGGTTGGCCTTCTATCATGTATTTACCAACCCAATCATCTGCCCAACCTCTTCCATACATTGCTTTCCAAGCACCATTAGTAAAGGTAAAACAATCGTGGACACCCCACTCAAATGGGATATCTACAACCTCACTTAGATAGTTGTTTAACTCGACTTTCTTCCCCATGCTACTTGAACATCTTGTATGTCTTGAACATAAGAAAAGAATGTATCACCATCGTATCGGGATTGGTGGTTTTCATCGGTGTATCTCCAATTAGCTGCACGTTCTAGTTCTATTAGTTTGCTCTCTATGGTTAGTTGAACAGTAGCGCCTTCTGCTGAGTCCTCAATATTCATGGTGTTCATTTGACCACTAAATATTTGAACCACATTAGATACACTTTGTTCGCCTAAATATATTTTAGCTTGACGCCTTTGATAAGGCTCTTGTAAAGCTAAGGATATTATAGAGCTATCTAGTCCAGTAAGTGTTATTGACATAGACTTAGCTGAAAGGTCACTTACTTCCTCAGAAGGTCCAACACTCAACAAAGAACCTGTACCAGTGTAAGTATTGCTGTCTATAGTTCTGTCACCTATGCCAGTCCAGAACCTTAGTGTACCGTTATCAAAGAATAACTCAACAGCATAGTAAGGCTCTACAAGATCACCAGTAAGGGCTGTAAGTAAACTTGCATTTATGGTACGGCTCATCCTACAACCTCCGTTGCACCGAATGAGATGCCATAGAAACTGGCATCATTTACTGACCAAGCAGTCTCATTAGAAGCAAGCCTAAACACACCAGATGCACTAGTTAAATCAGCAGACACAGAACTACGAGCTTTACGCAACTTAGGCCAAATCTCTAGGGTTCCACTACCTGACTTGTCTACTAGAACCTTGTGCAGTGTAGAATCAGATGCAGTGCCTAGCTGTATGTAATCACCAGCCTTTAATGTACCTGACATTGTAACGGTAACACTACTATCACCAGCAGACCCTGTGATGGTTGCAGAGGTGGCTGTACCTCTCACTGAGGTAGCAGAAGGGTCATTCAGTAGGAAAGTACCGTAACGACCTTTTAGGCTCATCAGGAAGGCTATCCAGCTTTCTGCATCATCCCTGTTCATTGGTGGTAGGGTAACATCCGCTTCCCATATTTGACCATCGTAGGCGTAGACAGTTTGTTTGTAAGTGAAGGGGCTAGAAGATACCGCAACAGTATTCTTAGCCCTTAACTCAATACTAGCCATACCAATATTAGTTGGCAGGTCTAAAGGATACGATATAGCCATTATGCAAATGCCTTTCCATAGTTACCGCCACGCCTCTTACTGTCAACTACAGCAGATTTGGCAGTCTCAGCAATTTGTGGCATAAGGTTACGGATCTCTGCACGTACAGTCTGAGATACCCCAGTGGAAATGTTTAAGTTCTGTACTACAGTTACACCACCACCCATATTGTCGTTAGCTACGACACCACCATTAGATGAAGGTACGAAGAGTTCTGGTCCCCTTTCCCCTACAAGGTAAGGCTGTCCAGCAGTAACAGGTCCACCATTAGCTCTAGGTTTAAACATACCACCTAAGAAACCAGCTAAACCAGAACTTTTTTCTGGCTCTGCTGCATTGAAGCTACCAACCATCCGTTGTACGACAAGAACTCTATACAACTGCCTGATAATGTCAGCAGCCATGTCCCTAAAGGCTTCTTCTACAGTCTTAGTTCTTTCAGCTATAGACATAAGACCACTCTCAACAGATCTTGAGATGTCATTAACAAGACCTTGGTACTGCTTGTACTTTTCTATAAGGTTTCTTAGATTCTCGGCGTCTTGTTTGTTTTTATCAGCAAGAGCTTTCTTAGCTTGCCTCTCCGCTTCCTCAGTAGCTTTGATTGTTTCTAGGCGTCTAAACTCTGTCAGTTCAAGTTGGTGAGCAGATTCCAACGCATCTATAGCTGCTTTAGCCTGACCCTTTGAAAGATCAAGGTTTTCATCTCTTAGTTTTCTTCTAAGGGCCTCTGCTTCATTAGATTGCTTGAGTATGAAAAGATCTTCTCTGCTGGCATTAGCAGACATCATGGCAGTCATAGCACGATCTATGTTAGCTTCTTTTAAGTTAGTTGCTAACTCTAGTGCTTTTTCTCTATCTTCTTTGCCCGTTCCAAACCTTTCGTCAGCTTCTTCAAACTTTCTCTTGTTGGCATAGAAGTCCTCAAGGGCTTTCTTAGCGGCAGCTAATCTATCTTCTGTACCCTCTGTAAAACCAAAGCCAAAGCCAAGTCTAACGCCTTTGGTAAAATCATAGAGGCCAGTTGCTCCACGTATATCAGTTTGATTTTTTCTTCTTGCGTCAGCGTGTTCTTTTGTTTTTTCAGCTAGGTTTAACTTTAAGAGTGCTTCTGTCTGATCCTCAATGCCATTGACAAGCATGTAGGTTTGCAACCTAAAGTCTTTGACACTACTTTTAGCTGCATCCATAGCTTCTTTATAAGTCGTAAGACCAGTAGTACCTTCTTCACCAGCTTTTCTAGCGGCAACAAAAGCACCAGCCAAACCAGTACCAATGGCAAGTATCATACCTGCAATAGCACCAGCAGGGCCAAAGATACCAAGTAACTGTGAACCTTGTTGACCAAGGGCAACTAACGCACTAGTACCGCCTTGTACCTGTACTGCGAAATCCTGTACCTGATAACCGACCTGCTGCATACCAACAGCGCCGAATTTCTTAACCTTACGTGTATTTACGTCTGCAACTTGACCAAATTGGTTTATTGTTACGCCAGCTTGTGCGGCTTGCTTTTGTATTTGAGCAAAGGTTTGTGAGTACTCTTTTTGAGTTATAGCACCAGTAGAAACAGCCTTTTGAGCAATCAGTACTTGTTCTTTAAATACCTTAGTAGCCCTGTATGCAGGGTCAATAGCCATTTTAAGTTGACTGAATGACTTTTTCGCTGTCTTAGCGGTCAAATCAATCTTATCTTCTGTAGTGTTTAGATAGTCGTTAAGGACCTTGAGATCCGTAACGTCTACACTAACTTTAATCGAACTAGCCATTTATTGCCCTCACGTAAAGTAGGTCTAATTTCTTTATGACATCTACTTCCCAACCTTCAAGGGTATTGTCAGTAGTCTCTTGCCACGCTTTTATCTCTGTGAATGTTAGAGGTTGTGGGCCACTGTAACCAAATTGCCTACCCCCACTGATGGAAAAGAAGGAAGACCAGACATGAGCCATAGGGAAAGGAAACTTAGGGGCTTCTAACTCTTTTGGCTTACGTCCAGTCTGTTTGGCAACCTGTTCCAAGTGTGCCGATTCAGTTACGCCTTTACTGTCGGATCTCATTAGCTTGAAACTATGTTCAGCAAATGCCTCTAGCTGATCGACTAGGCGATTGAAAAATTTAAGAAGTCAGTCAGGGCTTGTTCAATCTGGGTCTTCATCCAGAAAACCTCTGTGTAAACCTCTTCGCATTTCTCAACCGTGCAGGGTGGTTTCTCACCATCAAATGTAATGTTCCACATCTTAGTTGTGTGGATTAGAGTTTGAAGTGTGCCTTCTTCTAGGTCTTCTGATTTTAGCTCAAAGCTACCACCGTCAGAAACCTGTGTAAGACGTTTATTAGTCTGCTGATGCAGAACGTCCTTGTATGGCTTACTGTGAGGTGCCCACATGGTAATAGTCATAGGGGTATCATCAGGGTTCATAAGGGGTTCACTAGTGTTAGGGTGAACCAGCTTAACTTCAAATGTATCACTCTTAGGTGTTAAGTCTTTTAAATCCATTGTCGAGTCTCCTTCGGGATTAAGTCGGGTAAAATAAAGTGGGGGGCATCGGACCCGACACCAACACCCCCCGTTCCTAGCTAGGAATTACGCTGCTCTTGTAATCTTAAAGCTGGTTGTATCTGTAGTGTTGTACAACGCTGTAAAGCTACATGAGATAATGCGACTTGTTGGGCCATCGACACCAACATCTGCACTGTTAATTTTTACACGAGGGAAGAAGAACGTCATGTCCTTTGTACCATCCCCTACAGACACAGTAAGTTCTGATTCTGTTTCGTTTACAAATCTGTTAATGATAGCTGCATCTTCAAAGTACACTGACATAGTACCTTCTAACTCTGCACGACCAACCTCTAAGCTAGGGGCAATGTTATCACCTACAACATAAGTTGGGGCAAAACCGTTAGTCAAAGTAAAGTCAAAGCTAGTTACGATAGCAGCAGTTGCTGGCGTACCATCTGCATTACCTATGGTCACATTGCCTGAGTAGGAATCAAAGGGTGTAGTAGTTGAGTCTGAGTCAGTAGCTGCAATCTGGGTTGCTGTAACTTCCATGTCACGACCCACAACACCAAAGGTAGTTGTTACCATCTGGTTTGGTGCAATAGATACCCCTAAAGTGTTTACGGCGCAACCTCTAAAGAAGCGAGCTTGGTCAATGTCAGCGGCATAGTCTTGTACAGTAAAATACTTTGGTGTAGTTCCGATAGTAAGGTTATTAGTTGCCCAAGTACTTAACATGGCACTCTCTAGCCAATCGTCGTACTCTTCATCACGTAGGTCTACTACAATATCCCCTGCGATTGATTTGTTGCCATGACGCTGTACCCGTGGCATACGATCTGCTTGAATGTCATTTCCGACAACAGCATCTTTAGTCATATTCAGTGAGTGTGTACTGAATGGTAAATTTACAAAGCCTGACGTTGCTGGTGTTACGAAATTTGATTGCGTAGCATACGAGAGGCTTGAACGTGAACCCTGTGCAAAGGCCATAGTTATCTCCTAGATTATTTATAAGCGTACCAACGAATACTTACAGGAACAAAGTACCAAGGACTATCTACAAATCCTTGCTGCCTTTCTGCATATTCTATTGTTACATCTTGACTATTGTGAGTGAGTTTTGTTGTAGCCTCAAATGTTTCCATAACATTCTTAGCCAGTGTGTCTGCTGCATTGGGTCCAGACCCCTCTGGTGCATAACAGTTTATTGCAAGTAGTCCATCGTACCTCTGTTGGGGACTACTGCCCCTTACTGCTGGTCTACGTGTAACGGGGATGTATTTTACCTCTAAGTAACTTTGTCCCGTAGTAGGTGAAAACGATACATTCTCATAAGCTATAGATGGTACACTTGGTATATCGGCTAACTTGCTTTCAAGTGCAGCCCTAATGTCTTTGTCAATGTTAGCCATATTTAATCTCCAACCTTTCAAAGACCCTGTGGTTATGCTTTGTCTCAACCAAATAGGCATGAGGCGCACCATTGTATAGGTCTATTGATGTTGTGTTGTACAAGTCAACCCTGCTAATATCTCTAGCTAAGTTGTAACTAGCCTCTGCACCAGCGGCAGTTGGACTTATATTTCTGGGCTTTCTGTGAGAAGACTTACCCCTTGGTCTACCTGCACCAACTATAAAACCAAAGCTAGTTATGTACGCACCAGTGTCAACAAAAGGTATTGAGAACCTTACGGCATCATCAGCTATGTTCTCTAAAAGTTCCCTAGCTTCGATTTCAATGTCTTTCTTAACTTGCTCAATCTGAGATTTCAAGTCTGACTTGTTGACTTCAAAACTTATCCTCATTACTCTCTAACCTCACAGGTGTACATTATAGCAATGCCATTAGAGAAATGAGTTGTTACATTAGTTATAACAACCTTATCACCAAGACCAGTAATTTCATCGCTGTCAAAAGGCTCTACAGTCAAACCCAAAGCAGGGATTGCCACTTTTTTGACACCCCTTCGTATCTCAGAGTTACCCTCAACACCTACAAGAACGTCATACATATATCCAGTTATTTCATGTTCAGTGACACTTCCCCCTGTAAGCGAACCTGTCGCTGGGTTGTAAGTACCGTCTGAAACTTTACGCAGTACTAGGGTCAAACCATGACGCTGCACCAGTCTTAACAAGTTGTAGGGGTTCATTGCAGATCCTATTCGTAATCGTAGTACTGTTCGTCAACCTTAAATTGGTCCTTATTGAATGCGGGTCTTACACGGGTTGTGTTCTCTCTAACTGTCTCAACAGTTGTTTTATTAATTCCACCAGCCTTGATACCAAGTAAACCGCCAGTCTTTTGAGCTTGATACTCTAGTGCCTCTGCCAGTTCTAAATAGTGGGCTTGTATTTGTGAACTACTCTCCTTGAGAGCGCCACTAATCTCTACGTCTACGTTACGTGCATATTTAGCAGCAATAGTCCTACATAGGAAAGCCCCTGCTAAGTAAGTATTGTCATTAGCCTGTGCAAGAGTAAATTTTATCTCTTCGTCTTGCACTTGCTCATCTAGCTCATTAGTATCCCCAATGAGGAACCTAGTAGCATTTAAACGACCAAGTTCTGTTGTCGTATTTAGGTTTCGTTCATCATAGGACCAAGCCATGTATTATACCTCTAATTCACCATAGTTTCTACGCCAAGACCGTATCAAGCCTCTTTGCTTATCTAATATCTTAGACTTCTTACACTTTTTCTTAGTAAACGCTTGTTCAGTAGATGTCTTGGCTTTTACTTTACGGTTAATTTCATCAACCAGAGCATTTAAGCCATCTGAGTCCAGTGACTCTAACCCATCCCCTACTTTCATGTTACTAGATAATTCTTCATTGTGGTATAAAAAGCCCATGTTATAAAGCTGCATCACTTTATCTGTGGCTACTCCCACTTCTTTCCAAGGGAAATGATCTTGTCGTGACCAGTTTCGACCATTAGCATTAAATTCCATCTTGACGAATACGGGCAGGTCAAATTGAAAAGGTAAGTTATACATTGTCAGATCCTATATATGAGTAGGGTGGGAACCTAAGCCCCCACCCCAGTAACATTAAGCTACAGCGTTTACGAACAAGTAACCCAAGTCAGCGCCAGTGACTTTCATGTCATAGGCCATTTTAACTTGAATATGCTCTGCAACCTGCATACGCTTCAAGGCATCGTCTGAGTATGACTCAACAGTGATACCCAAGTTGTTTGCTGATGGAATGTTGTTCCATGCAAAGGTTCCACCCGCCATTGGCGTCATCAAGCCAGCGTTAGGTGCCTTGTGTACCAACAGGGCATTCTTACCGCCGATAAAGGCATTTGACTCAGCAACACCTTCAACAGAAGAGTTCTTAACAGCTTCCATGACATAGAATGATTCTACCTCAAAGATTTCTGCCAGTTTAGCATCTGTAATCAAAGCTGGGTTTGATACAGTTG